GTGGACAAGTTTATCTTGTCTTCTTATTCTAATCTTAGAACAAGTTGGCAATAGCCACTCGACGATAGTACTCGTTAGTGTTAGCACCGAGTCCACCATTACCGACAGCTGCACCGCCAGCGAATGGGTTAGAAACCATACCATATCGAGTCTTAAAGCCGATCTTAGGCTGGAAGCTATTCTCACCAATTGCACGTACCATCTGAAGAGGAACGTATGGGCAGTAGAATACACCTGAATCGAATGCAGATGAACCCTTATAGCCTACAACCAAGTAGTTAGAACCAGCATATGGATCGATGTATACACGGAAACGACCATTCAATACACCAGCGAATGTGTTACCTGTGTCATCTACTGCAAGAGCGTTTCCGTTCAATGCAGGAGTGTAATCCAACATACCAGCCATCTGAAGAGCAGAAGCAACATCTGAAGAACAGATGACTACATTACCCTTACCGCGACGAGTTGCCTTAGCGATAGCATTAGCTTCTTGTTCGATTTGGAACATCAAGCCCTTGAACTTCTCTACTGACCAACGACCGTTAGCATCAACGTCCAGGTCGAAAGTGCCAGGAGTAGCAGTACCAGTAGCACCACCTTTAGCAGCAGTATAAATTGTACGAACAACTTCACGGTTGATTTCCGCGAGGATCTCACCCTGAAGGATGTTAGCCAATTCTGTTTCAGCGTCCAGACCATGAACAGCCTTGAGGTCCTGAGCCAATTCAGTAGTGTATTCTGCTTTCAGAGCACGGCTCTTGGCAGTAACACTAACTTTCTCGATTGAGAAAGACATCTGATTGATATCACTAGCACCAGTACGACCTTCTTGAGTAGCAGTATCAGTACCTGCGTCATAAGAAGTGTAATCAGCTGAATCATGAGTATCGCCACCTGTACCAGAGAACGAAGTATTAGCTTCAGCGTATCCAGCTTCAGCACCCGTATCGGGGGCACCATACTTGGAACGCATTGCGAAGATAAGACCCGTAGGACCAGTCATAGGTTGAACACCACAGATGTCATAAGCCATCATGTTAGGCATAGCACGACGTACCAATGAAATCAGTACAGGATCGTAACCAGCAACAGGTGAAGCACCAGTTGATCCGAAACCAGGATTGCTAGTACCAGCTGGATCAGTGTTCATATTAGGTGCAGCTTCTGACAGCAATGATGTCATGTTTGCAGAAAGATCACCTGTTTCAGCAAGTGCACGTTCTGTGTTTTCCAGAATCGTTGCAGTTACTGCGCGACGATGATTATCTTCAATCGGTGAAAAAGATTCGTGCTCTAAGATTGGCCCCCACTTTTCCACAAGTTTTTGATAGTTTGACATGTATCTATCTCCTTGTTAAAATTGTTATAAATGTTACTATGAAAATTATTTATAAAAACCTAATTTTATCATCACTTATTGTTTGTTTTTTCTTGCGTTGAGTGCCTCGACAAGAGCGTTCACAGAAGTGTAATCAGAAGCAGGTGCCGGGGTAGGCGCAGCCTCTTCGGTGATCACAGCTTCTTCTTCATCACCATGAACATCAGTCTGAGCAGGAGCTTCTGCAAAGAAAGATTCTTTAATGACCTTAAGATTATGGGTATATTCTTCGAGGTCTTTATTGTTTAGGTTCGCCGAAAGAATTTTAAAACGTTCAACTTCGAGTTCAGTCAATCCTTCAACGATGTTCTCAAAAACAATTTCTGCATTGAGGTCATCGATTTGGCTCTGAAGCTCGATGTTCTTGTTTACCAATTCATTGGAAGATTCTTTCAAACCTTGAACCTCAGCTTCAAGATCAGCAACTACGTCATGAGTTTCCTCATCGATTTCGACGTTGTGTGACTCGAAGAGAGACTTGAGGCCTTCCATGAATGACTCAGCCATTTCAACCTTGATACCGGTCTCAACAGCAATTTCATTCTCTTCCATCCATTGCTCAACTACGTAATCGAGATACTTATCAAGATTCTCGACGATCTGTGCTACCTCTGTCTCCATCTGAGATTCTTTCTCAGACTGAAGAGATTCGGTCAGATCAGCAGTCATTTCCGCAACCTTCTTTTCGACTTGCTCATTAACAGCTGCTTCGAAAACAACCGTTACCTTATTTTTGAACTCATCAGAGAGGTCTTCGCCTTCGAACAGAGAAGCAACAGAAGTTTCAACTTCAACAACTTCCTCTACGATTTCATCTGTAGATTCAGTGGCTTCTTCAACCTGCACAGGCGTTTCTTCTGTCGCTACTTCAAGAGCAACTTCTTGCTCTTCGATAGCAACTTGATTTTCGTCTGCCATGTGATTCTCCTTTTATTAAATTATAAATTAATTGCAAAAAGTATTATCTATTTATATAAACTAATTTTTTAGTCCTGAAATGAATTTTTCAAGCAGTCTAGCTGCATCTGATTCATCTATTCTTTTCACAACCTTCCTATACTGCTTTTCAACTTCTTCGACAACCTCTTCAAGTACTTCTTCGATAGGTTGTTGAGCAACCCAATGACCAGACGCGATGTCGTAGTAGTATTCAACATTCTCCATCACACCATTCACAAACGCATTCGGTGCTGAAGGATCAGTAACAATATCTACCGTGGATAAATGAAAGTCATCTTGTACTTCCATTGCACCACCGTTGCCAGCCTTAACAGAACCAAGGCCGCGAGTAGAAACACCAATCTTAACCCCTTCATAGATGAAAGTCTTTACGATTTCA